TACTCCACATATCCTGTTGACTTGGGATCTTATTAACATAAGCACCTTCCAGGGGTGATGGTGATGGCATTTGACCCGGACCTTCTTCAGAAAGTAGTCCTCCTGGAATATCACCCATTGATTTCTGAACAACCCTGACCATCTGATCAGGAGTTAACTGTTGAGGTCCATACTGATTAATAATATTCTGGTTGCGAGCCTCTTCTAATTTTTTCTTTTGCAACCATTGTTCAGCAGCATCTCTGCCATGCAGTTGTGCAATGTAATCATATTGTGGATTCCTATTCATATTGTCTCCTTATCCCCAAAGTCCAGAATCTACACCCATTCCATACATTCCAAGACCTGCCATACCAAGTCCAAGTGCCTGATCAAATGGTGATTTACCTTCTCCATGTACTGTTGAAGTTGAACCCCAATTTGGTGAACTTGCCATTTGACCCCATTGACTGAGCATATTTGGAGTAAAATTCTCTCGCCTCAGGAAATCCTGGTAGTCAAACTGTTTAGCCTGAATGTCCTTAGAATCAGCATACCTACCCTGATCTCCAAACCTGCTGGCAAGACTCATTCTTGGATTAATAGTTCCCATCAGGTTGCCATATGCACCACTCTGGATACCTGCAGTTGCATACTTGTTCCCAATATTAAATTTATCAGCTTCAGATAATCTATTGATATCAGTCTGCATTGCCTGGGTTGCATCCATTCTCGCTTGCCTGTCTCTGCTTGCCAGTTCCTGCTCAAGACCCAATCCTATATTTGCTGCCATTTCCTGTCCTACCACATTCTGTCTTGCTGCCCCCGGACCACTTGCATTAACTCTCTGGGCACCTGCAGTATTTTTAATATTTGCCAGATTACCCAACCTGGTTGCCCTTTTCTCTGCCAATGCCAATTGCTGTTCAGGGTTGTAGCCCATTCTGTCCATATACTGAGCCATGTCTGGACCTTGAAGGAATGAACCTGCTTTCATTTGTCCCGGATCAAACTTAGCCAGGTTCTGATACCCCTGTGCTGCCTGGTCAAAATAACCACCTGGAGCACCATACTGAGACTGCATCTTATTTAACATTTCTGACTGTTGTTGCAGAGATGCATTTGGATCACCCCCATATGGATTTGCTCCTGTATATTGAGAAGGTCCTGCATCCAGTAAACTCTCCCACCTTCCAGAAATATTCTCAAGAGTTGGTCTTGCTCCAGTACTCATTTCTGATGTTTGAGTTACCGGGCGTTTATTAAAAAAGTTATCTATGTTTATGCCGGGTATCATTAGTCCTCCTTTATGCTGTGTAGTATGGGTTCGTAGATGCGATAACTGGTCTGCCTGCTGAGTCCAGTTGTGCCCCTGTTAATTCAGATGCTGAAAGATTTCCTGTATTTGATACTCTGATTCTAAACCATTTTGAACCATCATATGCTTTTAAAACAATTGATCCTGTTTCCATAAAATTATCCTGATCAAGTTTTAAATTCTGGTCATTTGCTCTTTCAAGTTGTGTCTGTAATTCAGTCTGGGTTGATGGCTTATATTCATTAGTAATTGGTGGTAATTTCATCTCCTACCTCCTGTTGATATATCTGCTCTAATCTGCCCTAGTGACCAGGATTGGTCCCAACCAGATTCAACCCGGAACTTAAACTGCCTGCCTGTCTCCCTTACATCTGTATATCCATCATCTGCAACTTCATAATTGGAAGATTCTGATTCAGTCCCAGTAGGAGTCATGCTCGTTTTAAATTTCATTCTTAGCCCATTTGTTCCCTGGGTGCTATCTGTAATCAATTGAGTGATATGTGCTATATTATCTCCTGCATCTCCAACTTCCATCCCCCCTGTTTCTGCAAAACATAATCCTACATCTGAAGTTGAGTCTGTACCTGTCACCAGGTTTCTATCAAGATCAGAAACATCTGCACTCGTATATGCAACCTGTTGTGTTGTTCGTTTAGAAGATGATGCCTTTTGTTCATGGACATATATCTTGTTATCATCTGCAATTGCAATTGGATCGTCAAATACCCCTGAATCAACCCATGCTGTTCTGCAGAGCTCACCAACTGCCCACCAGTTCTCCTTATAATTAAACATTACATACTTTAATATTTCATCAGAGTCTGCAGATGCATACCACCATGTTACTTCAAAAAACTCCTGATTAACTGATGCATAAATTTTGGAATCCTGAACTCGATTCATACTTCCAAATACATAATCTGACACATCACATTCAAGTGGTTGAACAGAACCCTGATACTGGAAGAATCCTCCAGGAGACATCCAAAATGCCATGTCACCAACTGCAACCATACTCCTGTTGGATATTGCTCCACAAGCATCACCAACCTTTTTTCTGCCATATACATAAGGAGGTCCTACCCAGTCAATTGCATGGAGGTCTGTTGTTGTCCATATTAAGATTCTATCCCCAACAGTCTTGCCTGCCATAACCTGACCTGAGGTGTCAATAAAGAATGAACCTGCCTGGTTATCTGATGCTGCAGTCCAGTCTGTATTATCATCTGTATCGGACCACATAATCTGTCTGTTGTTACCTGCAGCACCTAATGCAAACATATGTCTCTCTTTACTCACCAGCATTGCATAGTTGTTTGTGGGTGCAGTTGCATGGACAACTGTTGCCTTAACTGATGTGGGGTTAGTTGCACTTGGGTCCCATTGATAAAGTTTACCATCACTAGTACTCATCCCTACTAATTTTTCTCCCCAGAGGTCAAATATCCATGATGATGCTTCTAATACCAGAGAAGATGTTTCTGCATTTTCATTACCATACCTTCTGGTTCTTTTAATATTTATTGTTTCTCCTGTACTTGAATCAGTTACCAGTTTATCTGAATCTGAACCAGTATATGCAGCAGATCCATTTTTTGGACCTACTGTCATAGATTTAGTAGTAGGGAATGAAACTATCCTGTGAGAATTTGGATATGTCTTATTATTTGCCCCTGCACTTGATCCTGTGATCTCAATTTCATCTCCAACACCAAAAGGAGCAGGACCAATACCTGGAGCATTTGTGTTTGTTACATTATCAGTAAGGACAACAGATGCACTTGTAATTGTTGCTGGTGCAGTAAAAGTAAAATCTGTTCCTGTTACTTCTGCAACTGTTGTAGTACCAGAAAAATCTCCTGCACCAAATCCTAATCCTATTTTTGCATTTGCATCACCTTCTGCAAAACCTACAGGAGTAATATCAACTGCAGTTCCAGAAAGGGAGGTGAAGATGTAAAGTTTTTTATTAGTTCCAATTGCTAACCACCTGTCACCAGAGTAGTCCCTCCATGTCATCATGGCCCTTCCAACACCAGAAAGAGATGCACCAATTGTTTCCTCCCAACCACCAAGAGGTTGCAACTTGCCATCTTTCCACCTGACTAAATTACAGTCATGCCATCTGCCTCTGGCTTCATATGCAGTACCATTCTTCCAAACTCCAGGTGGTGGTGTGAATTTAACTAATTTGCCCATCAGGTATCTGCTTTAGGTGGTGGTTGTATTTTTAAATTGCATTCTTCAACTAATCTATTTGTCAAACCTTTTGCTTTAATTGATTCCTTATCCTTTATTTCATCAGGAGTAAAATCTGCCCTGATGGTATCTGTATAGCAATCACACAACATCTGTCTCAATATAGATGACATAGTCGGTTGTTTCATCTGGAAGTTCATACTGCACATCTGCCATAGTTGTCGTACCACTTCTGTTGAGTAGTTGCCATTGAACTTTGGAGAAATCACATCTGTTTCTACCGGGATGGGTTTTGTGCATCCAATCAAAATCAGGAGTAAACTCAACTTCAATATCTTCATCTTCCAGTTCAAAAATAATCTCCATTTAACTATAACTCCAGAGGGCCTTATTAGACTTCCCAGTTGCACTATCTATCCCTCTTGGCTTCAGATCCAAATGTATGAATCTGGATGTTTTTGAATGCTGACTAATTCCAATTCCAGTCCAACAATCCATCTCCAATGCCTGCTGCAATACTATCCTCCCTCTGGCTCGATTTACCCCAAGATCTACTGCCATACAACCTTCTCCATCAATATCACAATGGGCCGAACTGGGATGACCTCCTGAGTCAATATTATGCTGGAGACATCTCAAGCCAGAATTCACAGGAAGAGGGAATCCACATCTCTCCCGGAGTTCATCCAGTTTAGTAATCAGTTCCAAGTTGATTATAGCTTCACCATTTTCAAGAGATCTGCAACCGCATCTACATTCTAATTCATCCCGATTGAAGAACTTGATCACTTCCCAGTTAATAGACATAGTTATCCCTGCTACAATATATTTAAAAAACTTCCTCCTGGAGAGAAAGGTAAAAATAGGACCTTTTTGGTGCTATTAACTTTTTGCTTGATCTGCTTCAAGCTGCTTACAAAAGGCTGCATATAGCTCATCATCTAAGGTGTTTTTTGAGCTTGCCACCAATCGGGCAAGCAGCTTCTGTACAACGATCAAGAGTAGCTTCTCTGATATTAGAGAGACACACATTGTCTTGACTACTCCACTAACAACTGATCCTAATAATGCAATTGGCATTTTATTATCCTTTCCTACTGGCGGTTAACATTTCTAATTGTTTTGCTTGCTCTAATTCTCTTTCAATATTTTCAAGTCTTGCAGAAACTGCTGCCATATGACCTGAACACTCAGAACTTATTTCAACAAATTTATCAAAATTCTCCTTCTGACTTGCCCGGTTTGCTTTGTCTGTTCTAAAAGTCCAAACAAATAAAATTAATATTAATGCTCCTGCAAATCCCTGGTCTAAAATTATTGTTAAAACATCATCTACTACTGTTTCTGTAGTACTACCCTTATGAGCCGAATGAGATGGATGTGGATTGTTTGTCTGAGCAATAACATCAAGACCATGAGGTTCTGCCCAGGCTAAAGTTCCAATTAACAATCCTGCAACTATTAAAATCTTTTTCATTCACATCCTGTTTCTTTTGGTATATTTACACATTGCCAATATGGTCTTGAGTAATCCCGATTTGCCCTCAATGTCCCACGATAAGGCCCATCATCAATCCAGTATCCCTGACTGGATGGAGGTACTGGAGAACATGAACTGAAGATAAAAGCCCAAATAATTATAAGATATGGGACTCTTGTCATTTATTACTCCGTTACTTTAAGTGCTTTAAGTTCATCTGTAGTTTTACAGGTATCAGCTTTTTTAGTTATATCTCTGAGTCTCTGTTTCTCTGCAACAATGTCTTTAGTATCTGCACCAGTTTCTTGTGCTTGCATAAATTTAACATCTTCTGCTTCAAGAAGTGGCTTACGTTCTAGTCTCAGACGATCCTTAGTAATTTCTTTTGCTTTATCTAAATTAATTGTAATCATTCTTTTACTCCATAATCTGCTCCTACTCCGTCATATCCATTTTTTTCAAAATCATATTCCCATGCACCTCTAAAATCTCTATTATCTGGTAGTTCTTTTATATCAATAATTTTATAGTTAACACCAGAAGGAACATCTTTTTTTGCAATTTCATCTACATCATCAGACGGAATAGCAGGATGTACTACAATAAGTTGTGATTCTTTATTATAAATAATAACTTTCATAAATCCTTTTAATATGAGATTTGAACCATAACTACTACCTCATCTGATCTTACAGAATCATTCATAGTTTGAATTGTTAAAGAAGTCGTAAGAACACCTAGAACTCTAATACTTGTCGCATTTTCATCATCATTCCAAAGTAATCCAGAAGCTACATAGTTATCTGGATGTACTCCAACAAAGTTTATTGTGTAATAACCAACATCATTATCTGAAATAGAAGAAACATTTCTACTCCTTCTAATATTAGGAGTCCCTGTACCATCAAAATTAATCCAAATTCTAGGTGTTAAAGGTTCAATTAATCCAGATTTAGAACCTAATCCTGTTACTAATCCACTCATAATTAACTCCAGTCTTGGTCAATGTAAGTTACTATAATACTCATTGATTCAGAGGCTTCAGTAGAAAAGCATAAATGATCCGTTCCAGATATAGAAAATTTATCATTGAATACAAATGTTCCATCTTGAGTATAGGGATGATTACGACATAAAAAATAGTCAGTGCCTCCTCCGTCATCATCAATATATAAATTAAAATTTCCGGGGGAACCACCAGTATTACAAATAACTATTGAAAGAATTGTATATATGTGGTTAGCAACTCCATTTATTAATACTTGTTCGGCTGTAGTTGAACTTTGATTAGTTAAAGAAACCTTAACTACCTCTGTTCCATTTCCACTTGGGATTCCACTCATACTATCCTCCTAATACTAATGCTTGATGTGTTGAACTTTGCATAAATGCACCTTTCTGTTTTATCTTTTTATTGGTTGCTGTTTCTAAATCTCCTGCCAGAGTCACATTCTCATTAGCATCAATTGTGATTGCAGTTGCATCTGCACTTGAACTAATCTCTCTTGCTATATCTGCAACATCTCTTGCTCTGCTCATATCACTTACCTCTTAAATCGTTTCCTATGTACATGAGTATCCTTTATTGTTGTATTTCCTGAATCACAAATGTGGTTACTCCAGTAGCCGCCCAATCTGCAGTAGAATTACTTGTATAATTGACGTAAAAATCTGTATCACCATCTCTGCATTGGCCTCGTATTGTATAAATTGTTTCAGTTGTTCTTGCTATATTTGCCCATAATCCAAAATTTAGCATATCCATGTCATTTGCATCTGCATGGGAACCTCGATGAGTAAAATGACATTGATTTGTATGACCTGTTACTCCTTTTGGTTCTACTTGGCTACTCCCAGTAACATCGTATAGGTCAAAATTCCATATTGCGGTAGTACCTCCTCCAGAAACAGGTATCCAAAATTGCATGAATAATTTATTTGAAGTAGAAGTAGGAGTAATTGTGACTCTATTACCAGTGTGCATTTCAGTAAAGGCATCATTCTCAAAAGTGTACTTAGTGGCGTTTGTAGTACCTTTTGTTTGAATTACATGACCAGCAGGAAATGTCCCTGCCGTTATCGTTGTATTATGCAGAGTAGAAGCACCAGAATCGCCAATCTCAATAGCATAAGAAGCATCATTAATATCTTGGTCCTGCCCTTTGATTAGGGTTTTATTCCCTGCTCCACTTCCACTTCTGATTGAAAAATTTGCCATAGTTATCCTTTTTTGTATTTAGTTTTTACTGCCTGTCTTTTTGCAGTTATGTCATCCCACATTGTCGAATCACCTTCTTCCTTTTCTGCCAATGCAACTACAACGTCTGTGATGCTTGGATATGCCCCGGCCCTGTCTCTTTGGTATTCGTTTGCTTGGTATTCTGCTTGTAATGAAGTCTTTTTCTTTTTTACATCGTCAAATGTAAATTTTAAAGCTGACCCATCATCTAAAAGTACTCCTGATAGGTCTGTAAATTCATCACCTTCACCCCGTAGAGTTAATCCAGTATTACTGTGATTATCTTTGTATAATTCGACAATTGCGTCTTTTAATGTTATCATGCTTCAAACTCAAAAATTGTTGCTGAAGATTTAGCCATTGCACCTCCTTTAACTGTAAAACCTTGTGCCGAACTTGCACCAAGATTTTTGGCAGAAAAAGTAAATGTAATATCTGCTTTACCTGACCCATCTAGCTGAATTTCTCTTAATTGAAACCCATGACCACCATACGTTCTTGAAGAAGTTCCATACGTTCCCCATGCTTCTGCATATTCATCGTCAATATTTGTAATATCATCTCCTGTTACTACCACTTTCATATTACTTCTACCTTCTGCTGTATCAGACTGGCTTTCTACACTAGCATGAAAAATACAAATAATTTTGGAAGTATTATTTGCTCCTCCATGTGGTGAATAGTCAAAGGTGTGGTATTGAACCCAATTAGTTGAATTAATACTTGACGTGCCAGTTCCAACAATAAATTGCTGAACTTTTAATATGTGACCAGCAGGAAAGGTTGCATTTGTCAGAGTTACTGCTGAAGGTGTTCCTAAATTTGGTGTAGTCAAAGTTGCATTAGCAATAGTAGCACCAGAGTCTGCCGTTGTGAGGACTGCTCC